TTAACTCAACGGGAGATGCTTTGTGCATACAGCTCCCCGTTTATTATTTATCTCCTCAGCCAGCCGCTGTGCTTTCAGGGGATTTCGGATAACAGAAAGGCCGGGAAATACCCAGCCTCGCTTCGTAACGGAGTAGACGAAAGTGATCGTGCCTACGCGGATATTATCGTGAGGATGCGTCATCGCCATTGCTCCCCAAATACAAAACCAATTTCAGCCAGTGCCTCGTCCATTTTTTCGATGAACTCCGGCACCATCTCGTCAAAACTCGCCATGTACTTTTCATCCCGCTCAACCACGACATAATGCAGTCCTTCACGCTTCATACGCGGGTCATAGTTGGCAAAGTACCAGGCATCTTTTCGTGTCACCCACATGCTGTACTGCACCTGGGCCATGTAAGCCGACTTTATGGCCTCGAAACCACCGAGCCGGAACTTCATGAAATCCCGGGAGGTAAACGGGCATTTCAGCTCAAGGCCATTGCCGTCACTGCATAAACCATCGGGAGAGCAGGCGGTGCGCATACTTTCGTCGCGATAGATGATCGGGGATTCAGTAACATTCACGCCGGAAGTGAATTCAAACAGAGTTCTGGCGTCGTTCTCGTACTGTTTTCCCCATGCCAGCGCCTTAGCATTAACTTCCTGAGCCACACCGGTGCAAACCTCAGCCAGCAGGGTGTGGAAGTAGGACATTTTCATGTCAGGCCACTTCTTTCCTGAGCGGGGCTTTGCTATCACGTTGTGAACTTCTGAAGCGGTGATGACGCCGAGCCGTAATTTGTGCCATGCATCATCCCCCTGTTCGACAGCTCTCACGTCGATCCCGGTACGCTGCAGGATAATGTCCGGTGTCATGCTGCCACCTTCTGCTCAGTGGCTTTCTGTTTCAGGAATCCAAGAGCTTTCACTGCTTCGGCCTGTGTCAGTTCTGACGATGCTCGAATGTCGCGGCGAAATATCTGGGAACAGAGCGGCAATAAGTCGTCATCCCATGTTTTATCCAGGGCGATCAGCAGAGTGTTAATCTCCTGCATGGTTTCATCGTTAACCGGAGTGATGTCGCGTTCCGGCTGACGTTCTGCAGTGTATGCGGTATTTTCGACAATGCGCTCGGCTTCATCCTTGTCATAGATACCAGCAAATCCGAAGGCGAGACGGGCACACTGAATCATGGCTTTATGCCGTAACATCCGTTTGGGATGCGACTGCCACGGCCCCGTGATTTCTCTGCCTTCGCGGGTTTTGAATGGTTCGCGGCGGCATTCATCCATCCATTCGGTAACGCAGATCGGATGATTGCGGTCCTTGCGGTAAATCCGGCATGTACAGGATTCATTGTCCTGCTCAAAGTCCATGCCATCAAACTGCTGGTTTTCATTGATGATGCGGGACCAGCCATCAACGCCCACCACCGGAACGATGCCGTTCTGCTTGTCAGGAAAGGCGTAAATTTCTTTCGTCCACGGATTAAGGCCGTACTGGTTGGCGACGATCAGCAATGCGATGAACTGCACATCGCTGGCATCGCCTTTAAATGCCGTCTGGCGAAGAGTGGTGATCAGTTCCTGTGGGTCGACAGAATCCATGCCGACACGTTCAGCCAGCTTCCCTGCCAGCGTTGCGAGTGCTGTACTCATTCGTTTTATACCTCTGAATCAATATCAACCTGGTGGTGAGCAATGGTTTCAACCATGTACCGGATGTGTTCTGCCATGCGCTCCTGAAACTCAACATCGTCATCAAACGCACGGGTAATGGCTTTTTTGCTGGCCCCGTGGCGTTGCAAATGATCGATGCATAGCGATTCAAACAGGTGCTGGGGCAGGCCTTTTTCCATGTCGTCTGCCAGTTCTGCCTCTTTCTCTTCACGGGCGATCTGCTGGTAGTGACGCGCCCAGCTCTGAGCCTCAAGACGATCCTGAATGTAATAAGCGTTCATGGCTGAACTCCTGAAATAGCTGTGAAAATATCGCCCGCGAAATGCTAGGCTGATTAGGAAAACAGGAAAGGGGGTTAGTGAATGCTTTTGCTTGATCTCAGTTTCAGCATTAATATCCATTTTTTATAAGCGTCGACGGCTTCACGAAACATCTTTTCATCGCCAATAAAAGTGGCGATAGTGAATTTAGTCTGGATAGCCATAAGTGTTTGATCCATTCTTTGGGACTCCTGGCTGATTAAGTATGTCGATAAGGCGTTTCCATCCGTCACGTAATTTACGGGTGATTCGTTCAAGTAAAGATTCGGAAGGGCAGCCAGCAACAGGCCACCCTGCAATGGCATATTGCATGGTGTGCTCCTTATTTATACATAACGAAAAACGCCTCGAGTGAAGCGTTATTGGTATGCGGTAAAGCCGCACTCAGGCGGCCTTGATAGTCATATCATCTGAATCAAATATTCCTGATGTATCGATATCGGTAATTCTTATTCCTTCGCTACCATCCATTGGAGGCCATCCTTCCTGACCATTTCCATCATTCCAGTCGAACTCACACACAACACCATATGCATTTAAGTCTTTCGAAATTGCTATAAGCAGAACATGTTGCGCCAGCATGATTAATACAGCATTTAATAAAGAGCCGTGTTTATTTAGTCGGTATTCAGAGTCTGACCAGAAATTATTAATCTGGTGAAGTTTTTCCTCTGTCATTACGTCATGGTCGATTTCAATTTCTATTGATGCTTTCCAGTCGTAATCAATGATGTATTTTTTGATGTTTGGCATCTGTTCATATCCTCACAGATAAAAAATCGCCCTCACATTGGAGGGCAAAGAAGATTTCCAATAATCAGAACAAGTCGGCTCCTGTTTAGTTACGAGCGACATTGCTCCGTGTATTCACTCGTTGGAATGAATACACAGTGTAGTGTTTATTCTGTTATTTATGCCAAAAATAAAGGCCACTATCAGGCAGCTTTGTTGTTCTGTTTACCAAGTTCTCTGGCAATCATTGCCGTCGTTCGTATTGCCCATTTATCGACATATTTCCCATCTTCCATTACAGGAAACATTTCTTCAGGCTTAACCATGCATTCCGATTGCAGCTTGCATCCATTGCATCGCTTGAATTGTCCACACCATTGATTTTTATCAATAGTCGTAGTCATAAGGATAGTCCTGGTATTGTTCCATCACATCCTGAGGATGCTCTTCGAACTCTTCAAATTCTTCTTCCATATATCACCTTAAATAGTGGATTGCGGTTGAGATGCTTGAAGCTCAGAAACCTCTTTACGAAATTCTTTTCGCTCACGTGAAATAGTTTCTGCCTGATTAATAATTACCTGAGCCTGCTGGCGAATAGCTTCACTGGCATGCTCTTTTGTTAAGAGCCGTGTGAAACCAGCGATAATGTTGCTGGCTAACATCTCAAACCGTTTTTTCTGAATATCTCTTGATTCTTCATCAATTGGTGGTTCACTATTGCTTAGTGCCGTTACATATACGCGAATTGCCGCTGACCGGACATCATCAGGAAGATGATCAAATGTACTGGCTCTTGTTTTTACAAGTTCGACAATATTTGCCTTCTTAATATCTTCAGTTTTTTCATCAAGTACTGAGATAAAATTTTTTACTGATGCTTCTAATAACGCTTCTAATTTATTTAAATCCATAATTACCTCGCTGTCAGCTGTTTGGATTTCCTGTAGCCTGCCGCGTAAAGAGCTACATTTGGAAGACATACACCAGTTTCTGGTTGCTTATGTCCAAACTCATTCGCGTACACAATGGCCGCTCGCTCCAGATTGCGTCTGTATTCTTTCTGTTGCCAGATCACGTCCTGTGCCATGAACTTAATTGGCTTAGCGTCTTCTATGCGCTCAGGCGTTTCGTGAGTACCTTTAGCCTGAATCTGCGCTCTGCTTAGAGTAGGGCGGTGTAATACTTCTGAACTTATTGCTTCTTCGCGGGCCAGCACGCCGTTAGCTAATGCCTTTGCCTTTAAACGCTCACGACGACGAGAACGTGAATTGCCTTTGAACTGAGTTCTGCGTGTCATATAGACCTCCTGATGAACTTTGGTGGTGTGGTAAGTGGGAGACCCATTTTGACCTGTTTCGGCCTACTTCAATTCGGCAATAGTCCCGCAGGCCTCGCCGCTTTACGTGCGACATATTCCCATCCATGAACCCTTCACCACACCCCAAAGTTCACTTTGGTTATTGCGCTTTGTCAGCGCCGTAGATTCATATTCGAATCGTTGTATATTCACCGCCCTGGTGAGTAGTGCGTCCTGCTGATGGCTTAAAGATAACCTAGGTTATAACGGTGGTCAATAACTTAATTTATGGATTCTGATAAATAAGTTATAAGTGATGGATAATAAAGGTATTTTATTTTTGTAAATGTTGCGGATTGGTCGGTATTGGAAGGGGGGCGCTGTATTGCTGGCGTGTTGGTTCGTGGTTTACCGCATTTGCGGCTGTTAAATATGGGGGACGATCGCGAGGCAAAGAAAACCCGGCGCGGAAGCCGGGTTTGAGATTTAGTTATTTTCAGCAGCTCGGATAAGAGCGGAAGTGCTGACGAACATGTTCGAGCTCACCGAAACGTATGCGGCAGTAACTGCGCACATAAACCGGCTTGTCGTGTTCGTAGATGAAGTTATCGCGATTAACATCGTGAGCCATAGCTTTTCTCCTGTTTTTGTATACAGCCTGTTTACCCGAACAGGTTGTAGTTTGTTGGGAGAACCGCTATCCTTGGCTTGCGGTTGCCAAGGGTGTAGCGGTAGGTAATCCTCCATACACTTCGGAAATACTGGATATATTTCCGACCCAAAAAGCCCCGTTCCCTCGGGGCTTTATTCTTTTGTTCCGCCATCAATCATCGCAAAAGATTCCACAATCAGACTGATACGCTTGGCTTCATCTTTTGTCAGGTCGCGAGGCAGGTTGCCAATGGTGACGATAAGATCTCCGCGCAATGGAATCGGCAGTTCAAATGTTTTTACACCAACCTGTACGTCAGCTACCGCCTTCTTCTTAGGTGCCATCTTTTTACGCTCCTTTTTTTTATTTACATCACCAACTGACACATTAATCTCACCATTCTGGTAGGAGATAAATTTATCAATAGCACTTTGCATCCGGCTTTTGTATGCCTGCAAAGATGATTCAGAGGGTTTGCTTTCTGCTGAGTCTGCGTACGAACTTGCTAAGTTGGCAACGCTATAATCACGGATATCGGCATCGGTGAAATCCGACCCAAGAACAGTAAGAAGGCGCAGGGAAGAGTCACGGAGATTGCGGGCTGTAGCATCATTGACGATACCAAGCTCAGGAAGCATCTGTAAGAAGTCCTGAAATGCTTTGATGGTGTAGCTTTTGGTTTGCATAAAAAAGCCTCATACAGTTGATGAGGCAATACTAATTTGATCGTCAAAACAAATCAAGACCCAAGAAACGATCGTTGATTCCTTTCTTTGTGACAATACAGTCAAATCAAGTTTTACAAGGATTACTTTTCTTCGATTACATTAAAGGCCGCACTTCTGCGACCATCCATCACCAAAATGTCTCTTCACTCATCCGAAGAAGCAGCAATCCGGGTCAGCACGCACAAGCTCAAGCGCATCAGTCAGCGAAAGTTCAGTACTGTACTGATGCCATTTCATATCCTTCCGCATCCAATAGATTTTCCATCTATCCAGAGAACGTATGTACTTGATTCTTGCTGATGGCAGGATGTTTGTTTCACCTGGGTTGCCCTGCCACACGGGGCGCTGTTCGCCGATATCTATCGTTTGGTCATTGATGCTATAAACAATATCCAGTTCATTGCGGATATGTTCAGGCGGCCTTATGCTTTCAATGAATTGGTGAACTTCTTTTTTGACCGCTTGATATTCAAGGTCAGTGAACGCCATCTATCCTCCTCACCCAAACGTTTCTTCAGGCCACTGGTTACCAGCTATGCGATGACCAGAATACTCTGCCAATAATCCTTACGGTTTTATGAAATTCATCTCTATCCATTACTTCATCCGGGTACTCTTCGCGATTTATTGATCTGATTATCACCGATGTAGGAGTGGCGATTAATGTTTTTACTCGCAACAAATCAGACTGGCAAATAGCGTAGGTTTTACCATCTCTGATGGTGGTATCTTGTGTGTTAACACCAACAACATCGCCATCGTGAAGAGTTGGTTCCATGCTTTGACCTGTTACCCTTACCAGCTTGGCAGAACTTTCAGTTACCCCCATCTTTTTCAGATAGTACTTTCTGAAAACCAAAGAGAACTCTGATGATTCTTCTATCTCGCAGCTACCGCTTCCAGCCGAAAGCGAAACGTTAAGAAGAGGCAATGCGACAAACTCGTCATCGTTTTTTTTAATGTCTTCCCATACCACAGCTTTTAAAGATGACTCACGGATATTGGATGGTTCTTCATGTGTACCATCCCTCATTTCACCAATACCAGAACTAAGCCATTCAGGGCGTACTTTTAAAGCATTAGCTAACTCAACCATCTTGCGAGATCCGTTTGTTTTACCGGATGACATCTTCTGTATGGCTGGCTGAGATATTCCAACCATGTCCGCAAGCTGTGATTGCGACACCCCTGCCGATCTCATGGCTGCATTTAGTCTTTCTGCGAATGTTTTCATATCCACAAATCTATAACTACGGTTATCCAAAGTAAAATAATAAAGGTTATTGCTATCTTTTATAACTTGGGTTATCCTTGGTTATAAGTAATGGCTGAAAGAGGTATGCTCATGAATTTAGTAATTCAACGAGCCTTGAAGATTGTCGGTAGTCAAAAGCGGCTTGCCGACAAGTGTGGTGTAACGCAGCCAGCAGTACACAAATGGCTGAAAGGCGGGCAGGTTTCTCCAGAGAAAGTTACCGCCATCGTTAACGCCACTGGAGGGCAGATCAAGGCTTACGAAATTCGCCCAGATTTACCACACCTGTTTCCAAAACCGAATCAGGCAGCATAAGTAACACCGCTATTTTCACAATGGGCATTCGTCCTACGTCGCTGACAAAGCGAGCCCCAAGATATCTGACCAACTAAGGCCATATGCGTTTCCATGCATACCTTTCAACTAACTATTCACTATTGGAAATCTTAAGAAATGGAACAAACAAGTTACAGCAAACTATCACAGCGCGACGTTGATCGCGCAGAAACAGATTTACTTATCAACCTGTCAACGCTTACACAGCGCGGTCTGGCAAAGATGATTGGCTGCCATGAATCGAAGATCAGTCGTACCGACTGGCGGTTTATTGCTTCGGTCTTGTGTGCTTTCGGAATGGCATCAGACATCAGTCCGATTAGCAGGGCTTTTAAGTATGCGCTTGATGGACTCACCAATAAAAAACGCCCGGTGTGCAAGACCGAGCGTTCTGAACAAATCCAGATGGAATTTTAACAACATCCAACGAGGTAATTATATGCGAAACAAAGGCTTTAATCCACCTGATACACACAAAGAAGCTAAGCGTTTGCGCTTCCTTCGTTCCATTGATGAAAGAACTCAAATCTCTTTTGTGAAAGTTGCCAGAACTGAGCTTCTGAAAGCTGAGGCGAGGGCGTTGCTCCCGTCTCTACCAAAAGAGGAGGGATATACGTTCATTCCAAACGCATTTCTGGAAAAGCTGCTCAAAGAAGACATATCCGTAAGTCAGTTTAACGATGTTCTTAAGGTCTTTCGTCAAGGCAGGTAGTGATGAGCAATACAGCAAAAATCTACGATTTCAGCGCCGCACACGAGCGCAGGAGCAACAGGATGGAGAACCAGAAAACTGGTTACATTCCGTTGTACCGGAGCATTCTGAAACAGTCATGGGCGAAAGATGTTTATCTTCGCACCCTGTGGGAAAACCTTCTCCTGAATGCTGCCAGAAAGCCATACAAAGCGAATTTCAAAGGTCATGAATGGCATGTGCAACCCGGTCAACTGGTTGTGACAGCAGCTGATTTAGGTCTTCAGTTATGCGACAGGCATGGCAAGCCAGCAAGCCGTGATCAGGTTGAGCGGATGCTTCAGGTTTTTGTGAAAGAGGGGATGATCTCCATTGATGGAGAGAAGCAAAAAGGTCGTGTGATCACCATCACAAATTACCATGAATATGCTCAAAAAATGGACAATTCACCCGCACATGAAGCCGCACAAACAACCGCACATCATGAACAAGAAGGTATTAACAAGAATATAAATAATATCTCTAATACTGACGTATTAGAGAGTGCCACAGCAGACAAAAAGTCTGACAAGAAAAAACCTTCCGTTAGCTGTCAGGATGTTGTCGATGCTTACCACGAAATCCTTCCTGAAGCGCCAAGAATCCGCGCACTGAATGACAAGCGTAAAAACCAGAGCCGAACGTTCTGGCGCAAAGCCGGAGTGATAACCCGCCAGCTTGACGGGCATGGGTTCACGATGCAGGACTGGAGAAATTATTTGAGCTACGTAGGCGAAAATTGCCGATGGATGTTCGAAGAGCGCCCAAACCATCAGCGCGGAACCGTCTGGTACAAAAAGGGATTTGATTACCTGCTTAACGATAATACCTACCTGAAAGTTCGTGAGGGTGAACACGATGACCGATAATTTTTATGCGCCGCCCCATAGCATCGAGGCAGAGCAGGCGGTGATTGGTGGATTGCTTCTGGATGATGACAGCAGTGAGCGCGTCCAGAAGGTTCTTGCGATGCTGAAGCCTGACTCATTTTACAGCCGGCCACACAAAATCCTTTTCGAAGAAATAACCAGAATGCACCGGGAGCAAAAGCCAGTAGATGGCCTGACGCTTTTCGATGAACTGGAGCGTAAATCGTTAACGGTGTCTGTTGGCGGTTTTGCTTATATCGCTGAGATCGCAAAGAACACGCCAAGCGCCGCAAACATCGTTGCCTATGCAATGCAGGTTCGCGAAACCGCAATGGAACGCTACGCCATCAACCGCATGACTGAAGCGACGGAATTGCTCTATTCCCGCAACGGAATGACTGCAACGCAGAAGTACGAAGCTATTCAGGCGATTTTCACGCAACTGACAGACCATGCAAAAACCGGATCACGTCGCGGCCTTCGCTCATTTGGTGAGGTCATGGAAGACTGGGTTAGCGACCTTGAGAAGCGTTTTGACCCGTCAGGCGAACAACGAGGAATGAGCACAGGGATCCCATCGCTGGACAGGATGCTGTCACCGAAAGGTCTGGTGAAAGGCTCTCTGTTTGTCATTGGCGCTCGCCCTAAGATGGGGAAAACGACGCTATACAGCCAGATGGCAATCAACTGCGCAGTGCATGAGAAAAAGCCCGCTCTGATGTTCAGCCTTGAAATGCCAGGTGATCAGATACTGGAAAAACTGGTAGGGCAGAAGTCTGGTGTTAACCCGAATATTTTTTACCTTCCGGCGACAAATGACGCCGATGACGGCTATCAGGGTGATTACGATGGTGACTTCAACAGGGCGATCGAAACAGCCAATCGCTTGAGTGAAATCGACCTGCTTTACATCGACGACACGCCGGGATTATCTCTGGCTCAAATCGTCAGCGAAAGCCGTCGAATCAAGCGAGAAAAAGGATGTGTTGGCATGATTCTGGTCGATTACCTGACACTAATGACCGCTGAAAAGGCCGATCGCAACGACCTTGCCTACGGCATGATCACCAAAGGACTGAAGAACCTTGCCAAAGAGCTTGATTGCGTTGTTGTGCTTCTGACGCAGCTTAACCGCGCACTGGAAAGCCGAACCAATAAACGCCCATTACCAAGTGACTCACGAGATACAGGGCAGATTGAACAGGATTGCGATTATTGGGTGGGGATCCATCGTGAAGGTGCTTTTGATGACAGTGTTCCACCTGGTGAAACCGAACTAATCCTTCGTCTCAATCGTCATGGCAATACCGGCACGGTGTATTGCATTCAGGCAAATGGCGCTATTTATGACACAGACCAACAGTCTGCTGAAATGCGCCGACGTGAACGCGAGGAACCGCAGTCCAAGAAGAAAGGAGGATTCTGATGACCATCTACATCACTGAGCTAATAACAGGCCTGCTGGTAATCGCAGGCCTTTTTATTTGGGGGAGAGTAAATCGTGGTTGAGTTTATGCTCGTCGCACTCAAATGCGTTGGCGTTGGATGGATTCTTCTGACGTTTTTTATTGTTCTGCATGGCTACATTCGTCTTGTGAATGACGGTAAAGACCCATGGTATACGTTGTTTGGCGCTACATTTGTCTGGGTGATTATCGGTGTTATGCCTGTCGCTATAGCAAAAATGGCGTGGCGTTTTGTGAGTTGAACTGAGGGTAAGTATCGATGGATGAATCAAGAAAGCAGTTTGAAGAATGGTTTAAAAACAAATATCACGTTTCAAGTGACGTGATGAAGATGATGCACATCAAGGTTGAGATTGCATGGGAGGCGTGGCAGGCATCGCGAGCAGATATTGAAATAACCGCGCCAAAGTTTATCGACAGCAGAGAAGCATTATCCAAAGGGTTTACTGTTGATTATTCCAATGGCTTCGGTGATGCAATGGATGCTTATGAGGAAAACATCCGCGCTGCTGGAGTCAAAGTGAAGGAGTAACGATGAAGCAAACAATCTTCCTCCGAAGTAAGCAACAACAGCAAGCCGCAATCAACGCCATCCTCTCAACACCACTCGATAAAGACAAGCCAGTCACAATCCGCATTACTGACTACAAGCGAAATCTTGACCAGAACGCAAAATTTCACGCGATGCTGGCGGATATCGCTCGTCAGGTTCAATGGTGCGGCAAATGGTTAAAACCGGAACAATGGAAGGTTTTGTTGATTAGCGGTCATGCAGTGGCAACAAAACAGGAAGCTGATGTTTTGCGCGGCCTTGAAGGCGAATTCGTCAACATTCGCGAAAGCAGCGCGCAGATGAGTGTGAAGCGTATGGCAAGTCTGATTGAGTACACGACAGCCTGGGCTATTGGTCAGGGTGTCAGATTTACCGACAGGAGGTATGAATGAGGCGACAGCGACGAAGTTTCACCGACATCATCTGTGAAAACTGCAAATACCTTCCAACGAAACGCTCCAGAAATAAATGCAAGCCAATCCCAAAAGAATCTGACGTAAAAACCTTCAACTACACGGCTCACCTGTGGGATATCCGGTGGCTAAGACATCGTGCGAGGAAATGACTATTTATCCGGTGCGCCGCCAGAATGACGGCGCGGTGTGGTTAAACGAAGCGGATCTGGAGTTTTTTTCCAGTAGCGCGGGCGAATTTTTTTAGGGTGGCAAATGATGGGCCGCTGATACCTGATGCGAGATTACTTTCCATTCTGGTGATCGCGGTCGCTTTTGTTCCCATTCGCTCGGCAACTTCAGCCTGAGTTAAGCCAGCTTCTTTGCGTGCTGCCAGCATTTCATCAAGCAGTGCGAATTCGTCAGCGATAGCGTCGTATTCTGCTTTAAAAGCCGGGTCTTCCATCCATTTGGCTGCCATTTCGTCGTGTGTCATGGTGGGGAGAGTGCGTTTACCAGTCATGCTTAACCTCCTTCATTCTGGTTTCAGCTTTCTTGCGTTCGGCTGGCGGTGTTTTCTGCGTTTTCTTTACAAAACTATGCAGCATGATGATGCGTTTCCCTGTCAGAGTGCAGTAAAAAACACGCGCGATCCCATCGTTGCCTTTAATTCTGAGTTCGAAAAGTCCGTCACCAAAGGCGCTGGTGTGAGGTTCTCCGAGATTGCTGCCATATATCTTCATACGTTCAACGAGATGTTGGTATCGGGCACGCATACTCAATGGAAGCCGATCGACTTCCAGCCTTACATCTTCACTGTAGTATTCGATAGTGTAGTTCATAGGTATCAACATAACAAAATCGTTATATGCATTCAAGGCCTGTAGTTGACGACAACACATATCCGGGGCTATATTCCTCACGCGCCAGCAAAATCTGGCGTCGGGATTGGAACCCCGGATATCGAAACGGTGCATACCGCGCTGGCGGTTTTTTTATGCGCTAAGCACAGTCACATTCGCGATTTATGGCGGGCTGTGTGGGGGCACCGAAAGGTGCGCCGGATGTTTCGACCGGTAGTTCCAACCCTGCACAGTTCGCCACCCGATGATTGGAACCTGAAGGTGGTGAGGTAAAAATTATCGAAACGCGAGGTCGTTATGACTGTTCAAGTTGCTGTCAAAAACCTTTCCCCTGTCACTTATAACCAGATTCCTGTAATCACAACTGAGTTACTCGCCCGCCTTTACGGAACAGAAGCAATCCGTATACAGCAGAATCACCATGAAAATAAATCTCGATTTATTGAGGGAAAACACTTCTTTAAAGCTGTTGGTGATGAGCTCAAAAATTTGCGACTAGTTTTAAACGAGTCGCAAAATGAGGTGAAAATTTCTCCAAAAACCCGCTCCCTCATCCTCTGGACAGAACGCGGCGCAGCTCGTCACGCGAAGATGCTCGAAACCGATCAGGCATGGGACGTGTTCGAAAAACTGGAAGACTGCTATTTCAGCCAGACTTCGAAAAGCGCAGGTCATCACGAGAAGAAAACCAGCGAGCTTTCTGCAAAAGATGCAAACAGTCTGGTATGGTTGTGGGATTATGCCAACCGCTCACAGGCATTATTCCGCGAACTGTATCCGGCGCTAAGACAAATTCAGTCTAACTATTCCGGCAGATGCCACGACTACGGTCATGAGTTCTCGTATGTTATCGGAATGGCGAGAGACGTTTTAATCAATCACACACGAGATGTTGATATTAATGAGCCAGACGGACCAACGAATCTTTCTGCATGGGTAAGACTTAAGAACAAAGAATTACCTCCTTCACTACATCACTACTGACAGATTGCCAACGCAACGACCCAGCTTCGGCTGGGTTTTTTATTGCTGAATTTTCAATATGAGAGGACATGACAATGAACGAGCTGATAAATAGCAACGCCATCAAAATGACCAGCATTGAAATCGCTGAGTTGGTGGGTAAGCGTCATGACAATGTGAAACGTACCATCGAAACGCTGGCTAAAAATGGTGTTATCCGGCATCCTCAATTTGAGGTTTCCGAAAGAATCAATAACTTAGGGTTCAATGTTCAGTACGAGCATTACGTCTTCGAAGGCGAACAAGGTAAGCGCGACAGCATTATTGTCGTTGCCCAGTTGTCGCCGGAATTCACCGCTCGTCTTGTTGACCGTTGGCGAGAGCTTGAAGGGGCAACCGCGAAAATCCCACAAACCTTTTCTGAGGCATTGCGCCTTGCGGCCGACCTTGAAGACCAGAAGGCTGAACTGGAGAAACAGCTTGCTCTCGCAGCACCTAAAGTTGAGTTTGCCGATCGCGTTAGCGAGGCCAGCGGAATTTTGATTGGAAACTTTGCAAAGGTTGTTGGAATTGGTCCAAACAAACTGTTTGCGTGGATGCGCGATCACAAAATCCTTATTGCTTCAGGTTCCCGGCGCAATGTGCCAATGCAGGAATATATGGATCGCGGCTATTTCACAGTGAAAGAAACAGCAGTCAACACAAATCACGGAATACAGATATCGTTCACCACAAAAATCACCGGGCGTGGCCAATAGTGGCTGACCAGAAAGCTGCTCTATAACGGAATGCTGAAAGTAACAGGGGAGGCTGCTTAATGGCTAACTTACGCAAAGAAGCGCGCGGCAGAGAATGCCAGGTACGTATTTACGGCGTATGCAATGGCAATCCTGAAACTACAGTTCTGGCACATTACCGGATGGCTGGAATTTGCGGAACGGGAATGAAGCCTGACGACCTGATCGGCGCATGGGCTTGTAGCGCGTGTCACGATGAAATCGACCGACGCACCCATAACCTCGACAACAAAGACGCCAGACTTTACCACCTCGAAGGCGTGATCAGGACGCAGGCGATACTGCTGAAGGAGGGGAAGATTAAGCCATGAACGAATATCAGTTTGTGCTTCCATACCCACCGTCGCTGAACACCTACTGGCGAAGACGGGGAAGCCGATACTACATCAGCGATAAAGGCCAGAAATACCGAAAAGACGTTCAGCAAATCATCCGCCAACTCAAGTTAGATATTTTCACCAAAGCACGACTCCGCATCAAAGTCATCGCAGACGTTCCAGACTCCCGCCGCCGCGACCTCGACAACATCCTGAAGGGGCTACTCGACTCTCTTATCCACGCCGGATTTGCGGAAGACGACGAGCAATTCGATGACATTCGCGTAATTCGTGGTGTGAAAGTACCAGGCGGAAGGCTTGGAATAAAAATCACCGAACTGGAGAACGTATGAACGCCACAATTCAAACGATACCAGAGCTTCTTATCCAGACACGAGGCAATCAGACCGAAGTGGCGAGGATGCTTTCCTGCGCAAGAGGAACAGTGCTCAAGTACAACCGAGACAGCAAAGGCGAGCGTCACGTAATAGTTAACGGCGTCCTGATGGTCAAACAGGGCAAGAGGGGAAGACGATGAGACTCGAAAGCGTAGCTAAATTTCATTCGCCAAAAAGCCCGATGATGAGCGACTCACCACGGGCTACGGCTTCTGACTCTCTTTCCGGTACTGATGTGATGGCTGCTATGGGGATGGCGCAATCACAAGCCGGATTCGGAATGGCTGCATTTTGCGGTAAGCATGAACTCAGCCAGAACGACAAACAAAAGGCTATCAACTATCTGATGCAATTTGCACACAAGGTATCGGGGAAATACCGTGGTGTGGCAAAGCTCGAAGGAAATACTAAGGCAAAGGTACTGCAAGTGCTCGCAACATTCGCTTATGCGGATTATTGCCGTAGTGCCGCGACGCCGGGCGCAAGATGCAGAGATTGCCACGGAACAGGTCTGGCAGTTGATATAGCCAAAACAGAGCAGTGGGGGAGAGTTGTCGAGAAAGAGTGCGGAAGATGCAAAGGTGTCGGCTATTCAAGGATGCCAGCAAGTGCAGCATATCGCGCTGTAACGATGCTAATCCCAAACCTCACCCAACCCACATGGTCACGCACTGTTAAGCCGCTGTATGACGCTCTGGTGGTGCAATGCCACAAAGAAGAGTCAATCGCAGACAACATTTTGAATGCGGTCACACGTTAGCGGCATGATATTGACTTTTTGAATAAAGTTGGGTAAATTTGACTCAAGAATGGCAGGTTTATATCCGTTCACATTCTTTCGGTTTTTTACCCACCTCATCTTTAAGTTGTGACTGCTCCCCGCCCTGTCGGGCGAGGGTTTACGGCGTTTTTCGCTAAGCGCACTGACATGCGCATCATAAACTCGAGAGCACAT